GAAAACCTAAATCCGTTGTATCTGGATTCAGGTCTCGAGTTGTACTCAGTGCTTGACTCTGTAGTTGACTTGCTTTGCGTAGGCGTGACGACCCTGCGCGGCCGACACCGCGTCCAGGAGCTTGGCAACAGCGAGTGTTGCGGCGGCTCCTACAGCGATGACTTCCAGCGGGTTTTCGTTCCATGCTTTCTTGAGTTTGTCTTTCCACATTTCAATGTGTCCTTTCGTAGGTCTCATTATATGAGTTGTTAATCCTGCGAGCCGATGACAATCTTCACGAAATCCATTTGCACGTCCGCATACGCCTTGAGATCTTCTCCATTTAAGTTCTCGTCAAGACCTTTCTCGAGAATATCAACCATCACTTTCGTGATCACAGGTCCAATCTTTTTCAATCTACGAGAAACGGCGACACGCATCGAAATTCGTCCGACGTAGTAGCTTGTGATGGAACTAACCAAAGCAATTCCAATTGTGGTTCTAGTTTGCATTACACGTCCTTTCGTGGGTGAAAATGAAAAACCTAAATCCCGTGTGGGGGATCTAGGCTTGGGGTCACTTCTTGGCGTGTTCCACCATGACTTGGCGAAAGGTGTCGATTGCGACGAACGCGACGACCATGATTCCGACCTTCCCGACAATCTTCTCGAGGTAGGTGGCTGCGATGGCAGCTTTCTCCTCGAAACGAATATCGTTCTGGACGGGCTCAGTTGGCTCGTTCTTCGTGTTGACAACCTTCAATTCAAGCTTACGGTTCTTAAACATTAGCGTCCTTTCGGTTGGTTCCATTATATGAACTGTTTATTCTGCGACCAGATACCTACCGAGATATACCGGATTTCACCCCCCGGGATTTTTTTGACCCTAAAAATGGCAATTTCTCTGGAAAAGGGCCTATTTCGCTTTCTAAGCCGTTTAGGGCCGTTTATGACATATTAGCCCTATTTACCCTTTTGCGTCGCTTAGAACGGCATACAGGGGGTAGTTTTTTGAGACGCAATCGAGAAAATATATAATCCTTGTAAAACTTAAGAAAACGCATAGGAATTGTACAATCTTTCGACTGCGCAACTCCCATGCGTTCAATTACCACTGTTTCGGGCAGTGATGGCGATCAATCAAGCTTCGGAATGAAGTTCTGACCCCTCGAAGTGAAGACGTGCTTCTGTTCGTATGCCACGATGGCCAGGATGCTGAGGAGCGTTCCGACGACCTTGACTACCGCGTCGGGGCTAACGCGCCTCTTGTCTTTTGACTCGAGCGCGGCAACCCTTTCTAGGTATTCCAGTTTCGTCGGATAATCTTCATCACCCGGACCATCGACGTACATATCTTCCAGAAGGCGCATCTTGACCTTCTTCAGTGTCTCGACATCCTCTTTCGGCGTTCTTTTGAATTTCATCAAATATCCTCTCGGTTGGTTCTCATTATATGAGTTGTATTTTTAGCGATTACGCCAAATCCTCAGGAAGCGTGTTATCTGGATGAGGACGCAAGGGTAGAACCCTAAATATCGCTTCACTCATGTCAAGTATGTCTGCTGGATCGCCATTGATCTCAAGACTATACAATAAGCCACCATTCGCCTTCTCAGTAGGAACAAGATCACCCACGTACTTGACCTCACTGGCATTATAGTTCTTTGACGAGAGCCCGAGGAGCACGCCAAGGAAAATAGCGATTGCCGCCAATGTACCGACCACTTGTTCGACGTTCGGAAGGTCCCAAATCGACCCAAGTGTGAAATATAACGTCGACAGTGCAGGCAAGAGCACTTGAACGACAAACTTCATTTTGTCGTAGATCGGTCCACTCAACACGAACCCGTCGGATGTAGTTTCTAGTGTTTCAGTCATGTTTTCCCTTTCGTAATCAAACCGTTATGACAAATATCATTCCTTAGGCGGCTCCCCACGTTTTTCTAACTCTTCGGCAACGGCGTCATGAATGATCTTATTCAACCAAGTCGCAATAGGTTCTGCAACGAGTCTTCGCCAAATATAACCAATAGGACGACGAATTGGGCCGTACTTTGCCAGTACACCAAGCATGGTTAAGAAAGTTACTACTATGGTTATTTCTTTGGCGATTTCGATGACCCAGGCTGGAAATATGGTCCCGGTAGAAATCATATAGAAAACGACTAGAATGTCCATATCGTCTCCTATCTTACAACAAGATTATCAAAAGGATGATAATAAGCAGAAATGCTCCTAAACCTATGTACATGTCACCTCCTACCCTCCAGCCGCGGTTGAGTCATCCATTAGGTCAACATGATGCAGCCAAGCGTGTTTGTTTCCGTCCTTATCCGGAACGAGCCCTGGCTCAATAAGCAATCTTAATGCATCACCAACTGTCATTCCAGCTATTACATTGACCCCAAGTCGTGCTCCTATTTCGTTTGCCTCAGTAGTGAGTAATACACGATCAAGATACTGCCCAAGGTCCAGTCTTTTTCCACCTTCTTGAAGAAGTCGTCTATTATAATCAGGAGTAATCAATATGGCATCTTGTAAATCATATGGACGAAGATCAAACGTGGCATAACGTCCAAATATCATCGTTCCACCTCCAGCATCTGGTACCAAAACTGGTGGATCAAGAGGGCTACCATCACGTGGATGCTCTGTCAAAGCTATCCATGGGACTAACGTTATTCTCACAAGTCACCCCCTGACCAGTTGTTGATTGACGCATCAGAAGCGTTAGATGTAGAAATATGAATTCCAGGACGACCACCGGAGATAGAAACGTCTGTGGTGGAGACAATCAAACTTTCATTAACGTATGCTCGTAGGGAAGTACCTTCTGCTTCCAAACGAAGAGTTCGTGTGGTCGGAACAGTAGACCCAAGCGACCCACCAGAGGCAAACTCACTCTGAGCGAAGTCAAATCGCTTACCAACTGCCACGTCGCCACAAGAACCACACAGACGAGCAAAGTAGAATGCCCCACCATCGAATTGAGTGGCTCGGACAAGAACCGAAACCATGTAATATCCAGCCGCCTTAACCGTGACGTCGGCTTGAGACCATTGATTGGCTGCGAATGTTCCGCCGTTCCAGAACATAGAGCCAGGGTTAGTGGCAACTACAACCTCACCGTCGAGAATGGTAAGCGGGTTCTGCGCAGCAGTCCAGTTCGATCCGAGTCCACCGTTTCCTCTATCGAAATCGTCGGAAATTACAGAAACAGGAACAATGAGACCGTTTCGAAAACCCCAACGAGTTCCAGTTAAATATACCGGAGCAACAAATGGTGGGATAGCGAGCGTCTTGGCAATCCACGGTCTCGAGGTGTTGGTGAATGCACCAGGATTCTCGCTTGTCCCTGTAACTGCCTTTACCGCCATGCCACAAGCACAAGACGAAGTCGAGCTAGCAGATTTGTTTCTGCCAATATCGGTATATGTCGATGGCTGCGCACTAAGCGTATCGCCAGAGTTGGTCATATCGATTCCACAGGTAGCCATGACCAGCCATTCCATGCTGGCGATGGTTCCTGTCGCTGGGGGATCTGCATTTCCAGTTGTCCCAGTTGCTGCTGTAGCCATGATAACTTGGGCAAATAAGGGTGCCGTTACGCCGTGATCTTGAATGGCGGCACAAACAACAGACACATCCTGAGCAGCCCCAGTCAACGTGAGCGCATTTGTGGCATCCGCGATTTTCATGAATGTGCTATGGCGAAGAACGTTCGAGCCCTGTGTCTCGTGTGACGTGCGTACCCATCCAGTAGAAATCGTCGCCGTTTCAGTCGTCCCAGGCGCATCTGATGTAGCAACCGCGACCAACAAGTCACCAGTGACAATGGTGCCAGGAAGGTTTACTGGAGTCGATGCTCCAGACGTATCACTGGTTACGTTGAAGCTACGTACTGAAGGGGCCGTCATTAGTATATTCCAATGGAAACGGTGGCCAACCCACCGGCATACGTGCTGCCGATTTGATCAATATCGACAGTTAGCACATCTCCTGCGGCCATTGAAGTTACGTCCGGCACAGCAAGAGATCCAGTAGTAGCAGATATAGCAATAGTTGGTCGGTTTCCCTGTGTGGTGTAGATAGTCGTCCCATTCTTGTTAACGTCAAATATAAGTGCCGCACCGGTAGGGGCTTTACCAACCGCAGTGGTCGGTCTTGCGCCAATAATCGTACAGGCCCTTGTGGCAATATATTGAACTATGCCAGTTCCAACAATCAATGGGTCAAGCTCAATAGTACACACAATATCATGAACTCGAAAGGAATCCACGTATTGTTTTGTGGCGGCTTGCAATGCTGCTGCTGGGTCACTAGGAAGAACTATTTGCGTGAGAAATGGTTGGGTAATACAATCACTCCAAATATAACGCAAGTATACTCATTGGCCGCCGGAGCAACAGCGAAGCGAAGAGTGACTGTGTTGACCGAAGTACGTTCTTTAACACACATTACGTCGTCCCAAGGCGTAGCCGTCCGGAAAACATTAATGCCTACAGCTCTAGTGTTAAAGTTATGTGTAACAACTTGTGACGTAGCGCCACCGATAGTAGCGTCGGTATGAACTGACGCAACTCCAAGCATTGCCTTAAGTTGAGCAACCGTCAAATCCAATGGATCCGCTGAACCACCGGTGTTGTTACCTTTCACTGTATTGGCTGCCATATTCGCCAACTTGGCATTCGTAACAATAT